TTTTATAGATGATGAACAGTTCTTTATGTATAGCCATAATGGAGAGTGGTACTCATATGACAGATACTGCTTTGTCAAGCCTATACCTGTAGAGGATTCGTATATGTTTAAGCCGTTCTCTGAGGAGCCACTAATGGGAGAGATGGCATATCCAAATGAATACCTTGTATCCAAAGGCATAAAGAAAGGTGATAGGGTTTGCTTTAAGCCTGATAGTGAGTATGAGTTTAATGTGGATGGGGAGAAGCTATACAGAATGTATGACCATCAGATAACAATAAAGCTATAATGGAGACAAAGGATATTAAACTTCAGATTATAAACGCAGGTATGAAGGCTGTAGAGCAGTTGATAAAGGTTGCTAAAGAAGATATTATTAAGCCTGACCCTGATGATGAGCTAGCTGCAGATAGATTAAAGAATGCTGCTGCTACAAAAAAGTTAGCTATATTTGATGCATTCGAGATACTATCAAAGATAGAGGGCGAGAAAAGAAACATAGATGTCTCAGAGAGAGGAGAGACAAAGATAGATACTAAACAAGGATTTGCAGAACGAAGGTCAAAATAACTTATTTCGTGTTCTAAAAGATTACATACCATCAAAGGTTGTTAAGAACAAGAACCGTGTACGCAGTTGGACGTATGGGTATAATGATAAGTATGACGTAGTAGTAATATCTAAATCAGGAGAGATTGATACCGTTGTTAGTATAAACGGACTTCGTATTGCCCTGCCCAAGCCACCTGAGAAAATATCAAAAGGAAAAAACTATTGGGAGAGAGAGGATATACCCGAGGCACTAGCAAGGATTCAGTCTATCTTTCAGTGGAATGAGATGCCTTCGGAGTTTAAAAGCAAGTGGGTTGATTATATAGAGGAAGAGTTTGATAGAAGAGAGGAGGGATATTGGTTTATGAATAACGGAATACCTACCTATATCACAGGAGCTCACTATATGTATCTACAGTGGACTAATATTGACGTGGGATATCCTGACTTTAGAGAGGCTAACAGAATACTATATATGTATTGGGAGGCTTGTAAGGCTGATAAGCGTTGCTTTGGGTTAGACTATCTAAAGATTAGACGTTCAGGATTCTCGTTTATGAGCTCATCTGAGTGTGTTAACACAGGTACACTAGCAAGAGATTCTCGTGTAGGTATACTATCAAAGACGGGTAGTGATGCTAAGAAGATGTTTACCGATAAGGTAGTACCAATATCTCAGAGGCTACCATTCTTTTTTAAACCGATACAGGATGGTATGGACAAACCCAAGACTGAATTAGCATTTAGGATTCCTGCATCTAAGATTACCAAAAAGAATATGTCAACCATTGACGAGACAGGAATGGATGGTCTTGATACTACAATAGATTGGAAGAACACAGACGACAACTCATATGACGGTGAGAAGCTATTATTATTAGTACATGACGAGAGCGGTAAATGGCTTAAGCCAAATAACATATTAAACAATTGGCGTGTAACTAAGACCTGTCTAAGGTTGGGTAGTAAGATTATTGGTAAGTGTATGATGGGTTCAACATCCAACGCACTAAATAAGGGTGGTGAAGAGTTTAAGAAACTATACAACGACTCTCACCCAACAAAAAGAAACGCAAACGGACAGACCAAGAGTGGGCTATATAATTTATTTATTCCTATGGAATGGAATATGGAGGGATTTATAGATAGGTACGGTATGCCTGTATTGAGAAAGCCTTCTAGGCCTGTACTCGGTGTAGACGGGGAGATGATTGACAATGGAGCTATTGACTATTGGGAGGCTGAAGTTGACTCATTAAAGAATGACCCTGATGCACTCAATGAGTTCTATCGTCAGTTTCCAAGGACAGAGTCTCACGCATTTAGGGATGAGAGCAAGCAGTCTCTATTTAATCTTACAAAGATATATCAGCAGATAGACTTTAATGACTCATTAATAAAAGAGCATCACCTTACTCGAGGTAGTTTTCATTGGAAGGACGGGATAAAAGACAGCACAGTTATATGGAGTCCTGACAAGAGGGGTAGGTTCCTTGTTAGTTGGACGCCAAAGAAGGGGTTACAGAATGGTGTTATAGAGAAGAGAGGAATCAAGTATCCGGCTAATGAGCATATCGGAGCCTTCGGGTGTGACTCATATGACATATCAGGAACTGTAGGTGGTGGTGGCTCTAATGGAGCGTTGCATGGATTAACAAAGTTTAATATGGATGACGCACCATCTAATGAGTTCTTCTTAGAATATGTGGCTAGACCACAGACTGCAGAGATATTCTTTGAGGAGGTACTGATGGCGTGTGTGTTCTATGGTATGCCAATACTTGTAGAGAATAATAAGCCTAGACTGCTATACCATTTTAAGAACAGAGGATATAGAGGTTTTAGTATCAACAGGCCTGATAAGCACTATAACAAGCTCTCTAAGACGGAGAAGGAGCTTGGAGGTATACCTAACTCAAGTGAGGATGTAAAGCAGTCTCACGCTTCCGCAGTTGAATCTTACATCGAGAAGTATGTGGGCATAGACCTAAGTGGAACGTATAGAGATATGGATGAGATGGGCTCAATGATGTTTACTAGAACACTTGAGGATTGGGCTAAGTTTGATATTAGTAATAGAACTAAATATGATGCAACAATAAGCTCAGGACTTGCAATAATGGCGACTCAGAAGAACTCATATATCCCTGAGAAAAAAGAGTCGAAAATAAGTATTAACTTTGCAAGGTATAGTAATAAAGGAACAATAAGTGAATTAATTAGAAGATGAAGGATGTAAAGATAAACATTTCATCTGTAGGATTCCCAAGTCAATTTGTGTCTGATGCAGAAAAAGCTACAGACGAGTTTGGATTACAGATTGGTCAAGCTATTCAGTATGAATGGTTTAAAAAGGATAGCAACTCTTGCAGATACTATAGTCAGTGGAGAAATTTTCATAGACTCAGATTATACGCAAGGGGAGAGCAGTCCGTTGCTAAATATAAAAACGAGCTAGCGATTGATGGTGATTTATCCTACCTTAATTTAGATTGGACACCTGTTCCTATACTTCCTAAGTTTGTAGATATCGTTGTAAATGGAATGTCTGATAGGCTATTTAGAGTCAAGGCCTACTCAGAGGACGCACTGTCTCAATCTAAGAGAAGTAAATACCAAGATATTATAGAGGGTCAGATGGCGGCAAAGGATATTCTTCTTACTATACAAGAGAAATCAGGTGTCGACCCATTTGCTATGAACCCTGCAGAGCTTCCTGAGAATGATGAAGAACTAGCACTATACATGAACCTCAACTACAAACCCGCTATTGAGATAGCAGAGGAGGAGGCTATTGATACTATATTCTCTGAGAATCATTATCAAGATATTAGAAAGAGACTAGACTATGACCTAACAGTGTTGGGTATTAGTGTAGCTAAGAGTGAGTTTCTTCCGGGCTCAGGAGTAAAGGTCTCTTATGTAGACCCTGCGAATGTGGTCTATAGCTATACCGAAGACCCTCACTTTAAGGACTGCTTCTATTGGGGTGAGATAAAGACGGTTCCTATTACGGAGTTATTAAAGATAGACCCCACATTAACAAGAGAAGACCTAGAGGATATATCTAAATACAGTCAGAGTTGGTATGATTACTACAATACCGCTCAGTATTATGAGAATGATATCTTCTACAGAGATACGTGTACATTGATGTACTTTAATTATAAGACAACCAAGAAGATTGTCTATAAGAAAAAGATTCTTGAAGGCGGTGGCTCTAAGGTTATTGAGAAGGATGACCAATTTAATCCACCTGTAGAGATGATGGAGGAGGGTAGATTTGAAAAGATTGAGAAGACTATTGATGTATGGTACGATGGGGTTATGGTTATGGGTACAAACATTATACTTAAGTGGGAGCTTGCAAAGAATATGGTACGACCAAAGTCTGCAAGTCAACACGCTCTACCAAACTATGTGGCAGTAGCACCAAGAATGTATAAGGGAGTAATTGAGTCATTGGTAAGAAGAATGATTCCTTTTGCTGATTTGATTCAGATGACACACCTAAAGCTACAGCAGGTGATATCAAGAGTTGTGCCTGATGGTGTATATATAGATGCAGACGGATTAAATGAGGTAGACCTTGGAACAGGCAGTGCCTATAATCCGGAGGATGCATTAAGACTATACTTCCAAACAGGTAGTGTAATTGGTAGAAGCTACACTCAAGATGGAGACTTTAACCAAGGAAAGGTTCCGATTAAGGAGCTTCAGTCATCATCAGGAACAGGTAAGGCTCAGATGTTAATATACAACTACAACCACTATCTTGATATGATACGTGCGGTTACGGGATTAAACGAGGCTCGTGATGGCTCTACACCTGACCCTAACTCTTTGGTTGGTTTACAGAAACTAGCAGCACTAAACTCTAACACCGCCACAAGACATATACTTGATGGTAGTCTTTATATATATAGAAGTCTTGCCGAGTCTTTAACATATCGTATTGGTGATATCCTTGAATACTCTGACTTCAAAG